TCGCTGCCTTCCTTGACCGATTCCAATTGCAGGGATATCATTTTTAAACGGTTCTCCAGTTCTTTTTTCAGCTCCTCATCGGACAGCTTGCTAAGCTCCATAGATTTTTGTTGTTCCAAAGCCTTTATTTTGGCGTTGATGGCTTCACGAGCCTTGGCGGTAAGGTTCTCTTCTTGCTTTAAACTGATTTGCAAATCCTCAATCTGCCGGGAATAGTTCAATTCAATCTCTTTCCGTGCTTGTTCTCTCTTGTCTTTCACCAAGGCAAGCATAGCATCTTCTGCTGCCCTTACTGCTTCCAGTTCTGTTTGCTTTGCTTCCTTTGCTTTGTCTGCACCTTCCTGGCGGATAGAGTTTAGGGTGTTTTGCTGCTCTGTCTGACGGGTGTAACTGCTTTCTTCCAATTCACTTAATCTGTTTACTTCTTCGCTTAATTTCCTAAGGTCATCAATAGTGCTTTCCGATATACCGATTTTTCCAATAGCTTCATCTGCTGTAATTGCTCCTTTTTGCATGTCCTCAATGGTCTTAAGGGCTTCCTTTGTTACTTTAGTATATCCGAGCATATTGGCAATTCTTGCTTTCGCTAAGTCTGTTTGGATTTTTAAGTCCTCTTTTTCCATTGCTGCAGCTTTTTCCGCAGCTTTGATACGTTCCTGTGTGGATAGGGTTTGGTCATCTGCAGCTTTTTTCAGCTTCTCAATTTCAGCTCGGTTAGAGGCACGTGACATGGACAGCATGACTTCCCTCTTGTCTATCTCATTCAAGACTTCTGCCAGCTTCCACGCCTGTTTGGTTTCATTGACTATTTCATCACCGATACCAGCGAATATGGATTTGGCATCATTCCCCGCCTGTTTGAAGTTCCCGGTAAACAGATTCACTAAAGCACTTCCCAACTTGCCTGCCCGGTCTATTAAGACATTTACAGTGGCACCCAGAGCCCCCATTATTTTATTGGCTGCTTCCACGCCCTTCTGTGTTTTGGTGAACCATGATACCAAAGATCCTAAAGCTACAATTAATACTCCAATACCAGTTCCAAGTAGAGCAACTTTCAACAGTTTCAAAACTTTAATCCAGCCGGTTGTGGTGGTCGAAACAGTAAGCATTTCTGTTTTTACTCCAGACAAATAATTTCTTACTCCACCCAAGGAGGTCACCATTACATTTATCTGCTGCACGAACGGGATATTGGCATTGGCGGCTTCCATTATAGCTTCCTTGTAATTGCCAACATTTCGGTAATACCGCTGTGTCTCTTCTTCAGCGCCCTTTAGAGCATCAGTAACCTCATTAATCTTGTTTTTCAATTCTGTGCCGCTAGCACCTTTACGTTCCGCTTCGGATAAAGCATCGTATTCAGCCGTTAGGTTTGACAGTTTGGCACGGAGAGAAACAAGGCTGTTTTCTTGTGCCTTCTCCTGCTTGAGCTGATTTTGCATTGTTTTCGTTATAATACGTATCGAATCATTCCAGTCTGCTATATGAATTTTAGAGTCTGCCATTTTCTCGTTATATTGTTTCCTTTCTATGTCTCCAGCCTTTAACTGTTCCTTCAGTTTCGCCTCTGCTTCTTTGGCTTTGTCGATTTTTGTCTGATACTCGGCTATAGCTTTGATAGCCTCATTATAATTCACTTTGATATCAAGTATCTTTTCTACTTTGTCTGCCATAATTTTAGATGTCTAATTGTAATAATTCAACATTTGCTATTCCTGTATTTTCTGCTGTAACGGATAGAATTGCATAATATTTCCCATATTGGGCCAGATATGCTGGAGTGGTCATATCTAAGTCTCTCAAGTCTTTTTCTGTTATTTCTATTTTTTCTTTAATGATTTTGGGGGTATACACTGCATTTTGAAAGCTTGTGTAGAATCTTTTTATGATATCTGTGAACGACAATTGTGTGAAGGTTCCATTTGATAGACCTCCATTGTTTTCCTCGAGAAGTATTCTTGGTTGAACTTTTTGCAGTTCAGCCTTTCCCTCTCCGTCATATTTGTACAATCGTATGAATGCTGTAATTCCTCTCATGTCGCATCCTGCAAATTTCAACTCTGCCATTTCTCTAGACTTCTCTAATGAGCTGATCAAGCAAGTAATTTCTCCACTGTAGTTGCCTTTTACCGTATCATCGTCTTTGTATTTAAGTATATTTCTTTGTGCAAAGCCATCGATAGTGAATTTCATTTCTTTAGGCTTGTTGGCCATATACGATGCTATTACCCGTCTAGTCCAATTGTACGCTTGTTCTTTTTTCTTTATGATATCATCGACAGACATAAATCTTATAATGTTCGTGCCTTCAATAGGATATGCAAATACGCCTAGCATGGTAGATATTGCTTTAATAAAATCAAGCTGTGTCATATCTGGCAAATTTGGTATAATGGGGTAATGACCATTCCCGTTAAGAATACTTTCGTCTGGTTGCTTGGGCGATACAAGGCTGTTTTCCATTCTTAGATTTATGATTCCATCTACACCGTTTGATACGTCTGCAATAAATCCGATATTTGTGAATCCAAACCGGATATCTGTACCTTTGTTTACTGAGTCAGACTCTACACCTTCGAACTCAAACGTAATATTGTAAGAGTTTCCTCCATTGCTTATTATATCCGTATATCCTATGTTGAATATTTCATTGTTCTCTCCGTTCTCAATATAATAAGCTATCATGGCTGCATTGCTGGGATAGAAAGAAGTTAAAGTATGTATTGATACTTTGCCTGAAGCATTGAGCTTTATGGAGTTTCCTTTTGTCTTTATTCCACTAATGAATGTGCCTTCGCTTAGCGAGCTTTTATTTACCGTTCCATAATATGATGAATATTCTTTATTTTCGAAGTAAAGTTCAATAGGCCCGGTTCCTTGGTTAAGGTAATATTTTGCATTCAACCACAGTTCATTCTTTTGAGAGAATTCCAACCCGTCATTTCTTGTCAGCAATGGGATAAACAGCTTGTTCAAGACTGCTTGCTGTTCACTTGGAAAAATGAATATCACATCATTGTCAAGTGATATATGTTCTAAAATCCATGTTGCTTTAACTGCCGGATGATAGGGTAAGTCTTTATCGGCTGAACGTATATTGTAATTTACTTTTGGGAAAAAGAAATCTCCATGACTATCATATTGGCTTACGTTCTTTCCGCTATTCCATTCGATGTAATAATCAGGAAATGGATCATTCCCTTGGCTTTCATAATGCCAACGTTCTTTTAAATCTTGCAGTTTTTTTTCTTCATTGGCAATACTTGAAAATTGTGTTGCGTTTCCCCATATTAATGCGGTTTCAAACACATCAGACGTGCCTATCAAGTATATTTTTGCCCCTTTGATAATTTCTACTCCGTTTCTTATGTATCTAGCGTCAAGGTAAAATGAAGCAACGGAATATTGGCAGGATGGCAGGTCTGCGTGAAGAAATGCAGACTGATTCCTCACTGTGTTTGGAAGTTTAATAGTGTAGCTTGTGTTACTTACAATTTTGCCTATATCGGTGAATATATTATTCTTGTATTTTAATGTGATATTGGTGCTGTCGTCCATATCTACTAATTTGTTGTTGGCACCGACATATAATAATTCATTTCTCATAAGCTCTGCACGTTAGTTTCAGGTAATATAATGTTCGCTTCAAAGTCTTGCAGTGATACCCGCTGTTTGACGAAATTTCCCACAGACACATTTACGGCCATCCATCTGGCGTTACCGTTATCATCATAGCCCATGAACATATCAACAACAGGAGATGTGGCCATTTGGTAAAGGAAGTCATAAGTTATGCTGTCTATTAATGGAGCGCATACGGGAAGTGTCGTTTCTTCCATTTTCCTTTGCTTTCGTCCGCTACCTCCATGGTATCCGTTCTTGTAACTGTAATCCTGCATATTGTTTCTGATGAACTCTCCGTCATTGGATACCTGCGAAGTCTCGTCTCCTTGCATGAATAGCCAGTAACACCACATTCCATGGCGGTTGATCCATCTCAAGTATATTCCACAGTCTGAATTGTCAACCTTACAAGTGATCTTTGTGGCCATATTGAGCAGCCCTCGGAAGGTGAAATCAAAGGTGTGGTCAAAAACAGATGCTGCCGTATTACTTCCAGGTAGATAAAATTCCACCCTGTCTGAAGCATCTATTCCAGCAAGAATGATATTCCATGCATTTTGTCCTGATAATGCGATAGGGGAGCTTTCGGAACCATCTATAGTTACTTTTACATTCCCTGATGTTGCAGAGTATAAGCCTACAGAGAATGGGTAGTTTTTGAACCATGTCAGCACTCGGCTTCCATTATACTGCTCTCCAACCTTACTGGCTCCCCACAATATGAATACGTTGAACTGGAAGCTGTTTTCAAGTGTTCCTGATTCGTTATACATATCAAGCTCTATGCTAAACAGACGTCCTAACTTACTATCTTCGGCGTGAGTTGACTTGTAATCGACTTCTCTGTATTCGTCAAAATAGCTCTGCGTATAGAATGATAGGTCAAAGAAGCAGGAACCACCGAACGTCGCTCTGTTCTCTCTGTCTGATGTGGCTGTGGTGGTGTCCGTTACCGTTGCAGTAACAGATTGATAGTTTCCGCCAAGGATATTTATTATCACAGGATTAAAGCAGAATCCTATTTGGTCAGGATATTCAATTGTTGTATTATCTATCGTATGTGTTCTCATTGTCGAAATTCAGATTTATATGTTCAACTTCTGTTTCATATATAGCCGATACCCTGCTGGCTATATTGTCCACGGTATTTTCTAGATCACGGGAATAGATTTCCTCGTGTTTTCTGTTTCGGTATAGTTCCGTTCCTTCCTTGGCTATCTTTCTAGCGACAAGGTAGGCGAAGGAATCGGGCTTCTTTACTTGTATACCCTTATCTTCCACCCATTGGCGGATAATCTTGTAAAATCCTTTCGGAACTTTCCCTGGCCCACGTCCGGTTTCTAGTACCGCGAATGCCTGCCTGCCCCACAAAACGCCTCCGTCCTCCGACATTTCTACTTTCAGACTGCCCTTTGTCCTTCCACTGGCTACTTGTCCGGCTGCTTCATGGTTGGCTATAATTCGCTTGCGTAACGCTTCCAGCTCTTCACCTATTATCCTTAGGGTTCCGGCTTTAGTTTCTGCTGCCATATACAATCTCTTTCACGCTCTTGTTGCAAATAACAGTACCCATTATCTCTTCTAACTTAAGTTGGATAACTATTCCGGTTACATTAACATCCAGCTTGTCATAGAAAACAGAATAAGGGATATCTCCTGATATTTCTTTGAACATCCCACTCCTGTTCAATAGCAATATGAATTCTTTGGCTTTATTCTTGCATCCTTCTATCACTGCATCATTTTCTGTGCCATCAAAATCGAACTTGGTTTTATCCATGAATGCCATCATACAGTTAGGGCAGTCTCTTAACTGCTGTCTGCCTAGATTAAAAGTTCCGCTTACAGGAAGGAGATTAAGCACTGCCGGCAATTTAATCTTGTCCAGTCTTATATTGGCTGTTTGCCAGTTGTCAAAAAGGTAACTTACACCCTCCATGGAGTCTACTATCTTTTTAATTTTTTGCTCTACCGTCATTTCTTCTTACTTAATATGTTTCTTAATCTACGTTCGAATCTTACTCTTTTGGCGTCCATGTCAAGACATTTATATACTCTGACCCATGGCACGCTGTCTACTTCTGCATGATCAGTGATACCCATGCGCTGCGCATAGTAATCAATCATGCCGAAAGGTCCAAAATTTAGCAATTCGGATCCTGCTTGCTTCTCTTCGGGTGTGGGTGGTACATTAGTCGACGCGAATAGTTTATTTATTCGTTCAACTTCTTTGGCCACCCATTGTACGAATCCCAGTACATCGCTAGCTGGAAGTTGGGATATATAACGTTTACTCAGCCCCATCAGTACAGTACAGGGAACGAACAAGATATCGTGTTCTGTTTCGATGGATTGCAGTTGCATCAGTTCTCCCATATTTATGTCGTTTAGGGTATTTGGTGTCTTATACTGCCCTAGTTGATAAGGTTTTCTCAGTTCATCCAACTTGGTCCTGATAACCTCAGGTTCGATGGCAATGCTGCTTATTGTCAAAAATTCTTTTACTGTCATATCTTTCCTATTTTTGCTTTTGGTCGTTTGGGTGTTGGTTTGATGCGGAATATCATTGCCATTATCAGCATATCAAGGTAATCTGTGGAATGACCTAATATTTCTTTCATTTTTTCTTTGCTGATTATTCCTTTCTTCCGTGTGTCTGCATCAATATGTGCTTGTTTGAGAACTGACAATTCTTCAATGATCCGTTCCCGCTGTGCTTCCGTGCATACGATACGAAGCAATCGATTGTTAATCATCTCAGCCAGTTTGAAGGCACACTCTGATTTCAAATTGTCAAATTCAGGATTAATAGGTCGTGCTCCTCCATGAAACTCCTTGATACCGTTCAGATAGCTTTCAAGATAGTTCCCCAATCCGTCAGAGTCCGCAATCATCTTACTACGAGGAATAGAGCATTCTATCATCATCCGCTTCAGGTCTGTTTCAATGGATTTTCCAGTACTGTATTCCTGATCCAGTTTGATAAAACACACATTCCCTTTCCAATGACCGGCGATAAATCTGTCTCGTCCCTTCATTGCAAGGTCTGCAGAACCGGTAGATTCACCTGCAGGAGCAATGAACTCATTCGTGAACAAGTCACAGATAGCGTCGTAGTTACACAGGGCAGTCGGATCATTATCATACTCCCAATTGCCGAAATATAGGCGTTCCTTTGTTACCCGGTCTTTTGTGTTCCGAAGACTTTCGATGTAGTCTTCTGTTGCCCAAGGATTATCCTGCACCAAAGCTTGGATAAAAGCATAAGGAGCTTGTAATTTGTCTTCTTTCCAGGGCTTGTAGAATTCACGGTATAGCCAGTTTTTCTTTGGGTTGCAGGTGATAAGTATCTTTCCGGGTACATGATATACATCGTTCATGTGGCGGCCGATACGGGTTTTCAAGACTTCGAAGGCAAGGTAGTGCACTTCACCAGCTTCCTCTATCCATCCTCCTGTATATTCCTTAGACCCCAATCGTTCATACATCGGATCTTTCACCGGATAATACGTCAAGTCAATATAAACGATTTCACTTCCGTTGTCGAAGGCTATCCCTTCATTTGTTGTCTTGTATGCCGTGAAGCTGTGAGAAGATGCTACCTTATTGAAGGTCACGGTAACGGACTCACGGCTATCCTTCAAATTATTTCGGCCAACAAACCAGCGAGTACCGGGAAGATAGTAGGCACATTGCATCAGCCATTCACAGCCTAGCCATGATTTACCACCACCTCCGGCACCACCATACAATAAAAATTTCGTTTTGCTGTCACGAAGAAAATTGTATGCCAATCGCTGTTTTAAGTTAACCTTTTGCTCCATATCACTTCAATTTGTCAGCTTCGGGAGTATAGGGAAGAAAGTCAAATCCGTTGAAGGGTTTGCCTTGTGTTGTATGATCCACTTCCTGTTTGTCGGACAACCCTAGCTTTCGGGCTATAATGTTTGCATTGAAAGCGCCAACACAGGCTCCTTCAAATTGTTGAGTCTCGATGGTTTCTTCCACCCGCGCGATGACGTGCAAAAAATCTTCATCATTTTTTTTCATGCATTCACTTCTGAAGCTACTCCACCAACGTGATGAAGTACCTAGATAGATACATAATCCGGTGAGAGAGTAGGGGCGCTGTGTAGGTGAAACTTCTTGTTGTGTTTGCTGTTCATTAACAGTTTCTGTTCTTTTACCTTTTTTGCGTCTAACAGGCATGGTACGTTGTATAGCCTTTCTTGTTGTCCATGGGTTTTCATCACACCATTGGAAATATTCGCACGCCGCCTCCCATAACGCTTCAGGCGTGGCGAAGAGTTTATCCCTGCCATGCTTGCTGCGTAACATCCAAAACTGATTTCCTTTAGGTGCTGCCATTGTTTATAGTGTTTTAAAGATTGGTATAATTTCTTTGTCCAGATCCCATTTGCGATTATTGGGAAGAGGAAGTGTGAATTCATATTGCAACGCTTTCAGATAATCACTCTTACTTGCGCTCCTTCCGTTGGTTGATGCTACTTGAAATGACGAACCTCTTAACTCTTTTTCTGGGCTTATCTTCATTCCTTTATCGAATATGTTAAAATCCTTTCCGATGTAAGCTGTGTTTAATCTGACGATGTCAGCTGTGGAATGATAATGCTGGAAGTACCATTCACCAAAACGGAAGTTGGCTGTGAAGTTCTTTGCGTCAAGAAATACGGCTTTAGAACGATGGTCGTGTGTTTCCTTGCGTTCAGATGATTTCTGGGCGAACAGCAGCGGAATGCCAGACCAGAATATCATTCCTCCGGGCTTGCATAATGCTGATAACGAAAGTAAGACATT